AATTAGATATCTCCAGTTGCATAGATTACAAATAACTGTTAGAACTGACGACAATAGGGCGTTCAGATATGCAAAAGCGATTGGGTTTGAAACTGAGAGCGTGATGCGGAAGTACGGCCCCGATAAAGTTGATTACTTACTTATGGCGAGGTTTTGATATGGGTGGATTATTTGGCGGCGGTGGCGGCCCAGATATGTCAGGTCAGATGGAGGCACAACGCGCAGAAAACGCTAGGCTAAAAGAGCAAGCAGATGAAGAGCGTAGAGAGCTGGCCGAGCAGGCAGCTGGTCGTGTTGCTGCTCGCAGACGTGGCGGCTCAAGAATGTTGTTGGCAGATACGCGCTTAACTCCAGAGACTGGTGTTGAGCAAACTTTGGGATCTAAAGGAATGGGAGTTTAATCATGGGTGGAGCAGTCCAAGCAGTAGGTCAAGCTATTGGCCTTGATAAAAAACCAAGCGCACCAGCGGCGCCAGCTCCAGCGGCTGAAGAGCCAAAGGTAAGCAGGGCAAGTGCAGCTGACGAGATGATGGGCGCTCGTATGCGTGGTGCTCGCCGCCGTGGCCGTCAACTTTTATCTGATGCACGATTAAACGCAGAGTCAGGCGTAGAGACTTTAGGCGGGGGACAAAGCCTTGGATAAGATGAAGGCTAAGGTTGCCAAGGTTATGCGCGAATACAAGTCAGGCAAGCTGAAGTCTAGCTCTGGCGACAAAGTTAAATCACGCGATCAGGCCGTAGCCATTGCTATGTCTGAGGCTGGAATGGAGAAGAAAAAATGAAAGCTGGTCTATACGCCAATATTCACGCCAAGCGTGAGCGCATTGCTGAGGGCTCTAAGGAAAAAATGCGTAAGCCTGGTTCGCCTGGCGCGCCTACTGATGCCCAATTTAAGCAGGCAGCTAAAACTGCAATGAAGCCTAAGAAAAAATAATGGCAATTATTGTTCAGCGCGAGTCTGAAAGCACTAAGTCAAGGCACGTATCTCCAGCTTATGTAGATAAGGATGGAGTTCAGTATCTTACTAGCTCTGATAGGCCATTCCCAATGGTTGATATTAACCATTTAAGATTGCATGAAGGTAGAGCTTATAACGCATACAGAATGTATCCAGACGCAGCTAAATTGGCTACTGGTGCAAGTTGCAATATAGCGATTGCGTGGGCTAGTAATGTATATGCTCATCTTGTAGTTGATGCTAGCTGCGGTGGCGATGCAGAGTTGTATGTATATGAAGGCGCAGTCGTAACTGGCGGCACAGCATTTACCGCAGTTCGGAGAAATAGGGTTATTGAAACTGCAAGCCAATCGGCTGTGTTAATTAACCCAACGGTTACAAGTGTTGGTACAGAGCTAGACGGTCAACTAATTCCTGGTGGAACTGGAAAAAAAGCTGGTGGTGGCGGCGTTGGTAATTTAGAGATGGTGCTAAAACCGTTAACTACTTATTTGTTTAGATTGACTAATGTAAACGGTACAGCTCACATGGCTGAATTATTGCTTGAGTGGTACGAATGAAGAAAGAGCATAAGAGTCCTAGCGGCGGTCTTACTGAAGCTGGTCGCAAATACTTTAAGCGGACAGAGGGCGCGAACTTAAAGGCTCCTGTAAGCGAAGGCGTTAACCCGCGGCGCGTATCGTTTGCTGCTCGGTTTGCTGGTATGGCTGGCCCACTCGTTGATGAGAATGGAAAGCCAACACGCCTAAAGCTGGCTCTGAAGAAGTGGGGATTTGGTAGCAAAGAGGCAGCTCGCAACTTTGCGAATAAGCACAAAAAGGATTGATATGGCTGAGATGATGCGTTTAAAACCAGAGGACATCCTCAAGCGGCACGACATTGCGCTGCGTAAGAAAGAGGACTTTCGCGATCTATACGATGAGGCATACGAGTTCGCTCTGCCACAGCGTAATTTGTACGATGGCTATTACGATGGCAAGGTAGGCGGCGCTAAGAAGATGAACCGCGTATTTGATGCTACTGCTATCAACTCTACACAGCGTTTTGCTAACCGTATTCAGTCAGGCATATTCCCGCCACAGCGCAGATGGTGCCGCTTGGAGTCTGGCCCAGATATTCCAGATGACCGCAAAGCAGAGGCAAACGCAGCTCTTGATATCTATACCGAGAAACTGTTTGCAACCATCAAGCAATCTAACTTTGATATTGCAGTTGGTGAGTTCTTACTGGATCTGTCAGTCGGTACCGCAGTAATGATGGTGCAGCCTGGTGATGATATCTCGCCTATCAACTACATTCCTGTGCCACAGTTTTTGGTTGCGTTTGAAGAAGGCGCTAACGGCCAAGTAGATAACGTATACCGCCGTATGCGTATCAAGGGTGAGGCGATTATCCAACAATGGAAAGACGCGATTATTCCTGCCGATCTGCAAACCAAGATTGATAACAAACCCACCGAAGATGTAGAGCTAATCGAGGCTACTGTATTTGATCCTAAGCGTGGCGACTATTGCTACCATGTGATCCACAAAGAGTCTAAAGTAGAGGTTGTTTACCGCAGACTAAAGCATAGCCCTTGGGTGGTCAGCCGCTACATGAAGGTTGCTGGCGAGATCTACGGCCGCGGCCCATTGATTACAGCTCTGCCAGACATCAAGACATTAAACAAGGTAAAAGAGCTGGTACTTAAAAATGCTAGCTTGGCTATCTCAGGCGTATACACAGCGGCAGACGATGGTGTTTTAAACCCAGCTACCGTTAAAATTATCCCCGGTGCAATTATCCCAGTAGCGCGTAATGGTGGCCCACAAGGCGAATCATTAAAACCGTTACCTCGCGCTGGGGATTTCAACGTATCACAGATTATTATTAATGACCTTGTAACTAACATCAAGCGCATCTTGCTGGATGAGTCATTACCGCCTGACAATATGTCTGCTCGTTCCGCTACAGAAGTAGTAGAGCGCATGAAAGAGTTAAGCCAAAACTTAGGCTCTGCTTTTGGTCGTTTGATTAACGAGACAATGATTCCTTTGGTAAGCAAGACTTTACAGGTAATGGATGAGCGTGGCCTGATTGATCTGCCATTGCGCGTCAATGGATTAGAGGTTCGCGTATCTCCAATCGCGCCGCTGGCTATGGCTCAGAATATGGAAGATGTAACCAACACAATGCAGTTTGTACAGATGGCTGCACAGCTCGGGCCAGAGGGTCAAGCTACACCGAAGTACGGTGAGATTATTGACTTTATCGCTGACAAGCTCGGCGTACCAACCAGGCTGCGTGCATCGGCTGAGGAGCGTCAATTTAACTTAGAGCAGGCAGCGCAGCAGGCGCAGCAGCTCGCACAGGAAAATCCAGAGGTAGCCGCTGAAGTAGTGAGCAAGATGCAATGAGCAAACTAGAGCAAGCGCTTACAGACGGATGGGAAGGGCTCAATGAGATATCTCTAGATATTAGGGATTCTCAGCAGGCTGTAGAGGATTTGAATAAGCTATGCCTCAGAGTATTAGGTACTGAGGATGGCCAAAAGCTCATGGGGTGGCTACGTGCCTCCATACTAGAGCAACCAGTCGCCACGCCTGGTAGCGACTCTAGCTTTGCTTACTACCGAGAAGGGCAGAACAGCATCGTTAGAGACCTTGAAGCGCGGCTAATTAAAGCTAGGAAAATGTAAAAATGAATGACGAAGCGAACCAACCCGCAGCAGAAAGCGGCCTATTGGATTCAGCAACAGTTGATGACAGTAATGCCGCAGAGCAACAAGACCCAAATGGCACAGCAATAAGCCACTTGGCGCCACAAGATGATGATTCTCCCCTAGAAAGACCCGATTGGTGGCCAGAGAACTTTTGGAAAAAAGACACTACTGAGCCAGACTTAGAGGGCATTGCAAAGTCATGGTCTGACCTGCGTAAGCAGATTAGCCAGGGCAAGCACAAAGCCCCAGCAGACGGGAAGTACGATACTTCAGCCTTTGGTGAAGTGCCAGACAATGACCCGGTAAAAAGTCATGTATTAAACTGGGCCAAAGAGTATGGCGTATCACAAGCTGCACTAGATACCCTAGTCGGTGAAGTTGTTAAAATGGGTGGTGAGCAGGCTGAAGTCGGCCAGCGTACCATTGAGCAAGAGCGCGCAGCTCTAGGTCCTAACGCCGATGTAATGATTAAAGGCATGACAGACTGGGCGCGTGGGCTAGTAAACAAAGGCATCTGGGGTAAAGATGACTTTGAGGAATTTAAGTATATGGGCGGCACAGCCAAAGGCCTAAAGGCTTTAGCTAAAGTACGGGAGGCTTACGAGGG